CTCCTAATCGCGGCGAGTGATCCGGCACCGCCGTTGCGATGCGCGTGGCTACACGACCACCACCCGTCGTATGCTGACTTCGTGATGGCGTAACGAGCGCCGGAAGGAAAAACTGCGGTGTACGCGTAACGGTTCATGGTGTCTCCTTCGTGGCGGCGTGTTTGGCAATGATCGCGCAACAAAGAATGTCGAACCAAGTCTCCATGAGATTCCATGCGTAGTCACGCTCATCGTCGGGCGCTTCGATGTAACTCGCGTGCGCAGCGTCATATCCGCGCCTCGCGTCACTGATTGTGAAGGCGTTGTCGCGCGCCCTAACAAAAGCCGCTCCAGCCTTCATCACGGTCGTGTCGTCCGCCGTCATATTTCCTCCTTGTTTGACGAAACACCGCTCTTGTAATAACTAAGGGCGTCTTCGCGTGCCTCTTCGTGCTTCTCGTTTACGGCTTTTATCTCTTCAATGAAGATCCGGTCAGCAGCGGCAATAGCCCTATCAAGAGCTGCCTCACGGAACACAATTGACTTCGCCAACTTTTCCATGCTCATGGTGTCTCCTTTATTCCTAGATACCAGTATGGTCTAGGTCGCCCGCCCTGCCGACGGTCTGTGTATGGTCGAGAGTTGCGCTCAAGACGAATGTCTTCAACAGCGGAGTCATAGACAGCTTGGGCTTTTGCCACCTCGTCGTGATAGATCATCGTGGCCAAGTTGATTGCGTATTGATAGTCGGTGCTCATGCCTACACGGTAGCAGGCGTAAGGCGAACTCGCAACCATCGCTGACTGCTTTATGGCTCAATCGAGTCGAATATGGCTCAAGCCGGTGAACGCCTACATGCCCTGTTTGTTGGCGTACACCATCAATACACCATGTTCGAGGGAACATAGTGATACAGAAATGCACAATGTGCGAAAATCGTGCATAATTGTATCACTATGACGTCAATTGAGTACCGAAAACGGTACTGTTCTGCCATCGTTGCATCGAAAAACGATGCAATTCTACCGTTTATGCGCAGAAAGCCGCACCCTCATGGCTCTGTGAAGGTTTTCCAATTTCCAGAATCTGGAAAAAGTACGGATATCAGCACAATCACCGTGTCAGCCACGAATGTGCGGTTTTGCGTGCATTTCTATGTGACAATTGGCACACATGACGTCGCACTTGGAAATCTCTAAGAGAATATCCTCCCACGGGCGGCCACTTAAGTCCCCGATGTTAAACTTTTTGGCGGAAGGGTCGCGATGATGGAAGTGGAGAGCGGCGAAACATTTATTGTAACCACGTCAGATCCTTCCGCCTCTGCTTCTTCTCTAAGTTCCTTAATGAATTGGTCGAATGTTGTCAATTTGTTGTCCTCAGTCTGTTCACAAAACCGACTCGCGAATCAGTTTTGATGCTATTTTGTGAACGCATTTTGTGGTCATATGACCTCGTTTTGCGGTCATCACTGATGCGCAGAACTAACCTTAAGTGAGTGTTGTAGGTACCTGCGCCCGGAGTTGCGCCAGCGAGAGTCCGATTTCGTAGTTGAGTCTCGCCTTTTCGACGTAGGCCGCCATTCCAAACGGAGTGAGAGCCCCGTCATGCCCAGCAAGCCACCAGATCATTCCATACATCTGCTCAACAGCCTCGTATACGTCTCCACCGTTCTCTATCGACCAGTTGAGTTCCTGATTGGAGAGCAATGCTCCCGACTCGTCTACACAATGCAGGTAACTGCCGCTCATGCTGTCTCCTTGTCTGAACTGAGGAAAACACTAGAGCCCTCGATCCGTATTCTGAATCGAGCATCGGCGATGAGGCTATAGAGTTCTTGGGCTCTCTTGACTCTGAGTTTGGCGTCTTTGAGTGCTGCTCGGGCTAGGAGGACCTCCTTGTATGCGGCCTGGCAGGATTCGTCTAGTGGATCCTCATCCGCCATTGTCAACTCTTGGAATTCGTTTGCCACTTCTAAGAATTCGTCTAGGGACAATCTCTCGCCCGTATCTTCAGAGACTCTCTTTTGCGCCTGAAGCGCCGTGATCAAATCCAATGCGTACTTGGTGTCTGAGGCTGCTACTACTCTGCTGACAATCTCGCCGATCTCGCGTCTAGACAGCGGCACCGTATATGTGGTGGTGTTTTTCACTTCAGCCTCCCTGTGGGCTTTGTGGACTTTGTGGAATCAGCGGCTTTGCGGGAATCGTAGTCCCCTGTGGTGTAATCAGCAGAATTGGATATGCGCAATACTTCGTTGGCGACGTCTGAAGCGGTATGCGCCGCAAAGTAAGCCTTCTCGGTTTTTATCCTAAGCGAGCTAGCGTCCCACGCCACCTTGTCGGCTACATCGCTCTCGTGACATGCGGTTTTGAACGCGGCGTAGGCGTGGATTTTGGCCGCATCTGCCTCAACAGCGATATCGTAAGCGGACTCAATAGTTTTTATGACGTTCATTGTGTCTCCTTCGTGCGTTATTTACTGTTCAGTAAATATTCACGCTCGTTGTGAATATAGCACTTTTAGTGAATATGGACAAAGAGTATCTTTTCGAACCTCTTTGTCCACAAGTATCGCTCAAATATGGGACAAATAGTATCATTATGCGACTATTCGTCCACATGTTCGATTATTCGTTCGTTTCTCGCCTTCATCCACTTTTCAAGGTCTTCTTCTGACATATGCACTAGAGTGCTCAAACCGTGTGTGTCGACCAGCATGTTTGGGTCACAACAACCATCGCATCCGTGAACAGTGTTGTCATAGGGCGCGGCGACAAGTTCGTCTGGGTCTGGATGGCCGATTCCGTGTGGACAGATGCGCTCTATCATCATTCTGTCTGGTCGCCAGTTTTGCGGCCACGATCTCATGTGGTGATCGCTGCGATTGTGGACGGTACAGGGCTGCCCCTGGCACTGTTTAGTACTGTGGAGAGCCAAAAACACTATGTCTGTGTTCTCTAGTGTCGTCTCAGCGATGTCCCTATACATGCAATCCGTCCACCAAGCAGCGGCAGTATCCTTATTGGCCCACGCATTCCACCACGCTGACGCCTTCCTAAGCCCAGCGAGACCCTTCTCGTCCGTCTCATGGCTGTCGGTCATAGTGCCGCCCTAATGGCCTCACGCACAGCGTCAGCACACTGCTGGTAAGTGAAAATGCTGTCAGCGCAAGACTCTATCTGCACAATGACGTCCTGCGTCAAGCACTGCGGGATCAGATGGTTCATCATGTGCTCAGTCTCGTCGCTCTTGCGCTTGTCGTAGTCTCTGGCTACTGAGGCTGCTCTGCGGATCTCGTCAATCGTCATGTGGCCAGCGTAGCAGGCTAGCGAGAAAGAAGCAAGCGATTAGATCCACTTGCGTATTGCTTGCGAGCCTACAACTTGTTTGCGATTTGAACAAAGATCGCACTAGCCGTAGAAACGATGGTTGTGATGATGACGATTGTGGCGTACAAGTTCTTCCTACTTGTCGACCGAAACTCTTCTCGTGTTTCTTCTCGCGTCTCTACCTCGGCGCTCGCCACTTCTAGTTTACGAAGGCGACCATTAAGATCGGCTCGATAGCCTTTTACTTCATCCTGAAGAGACGTTAACGCTCTATACAGACGATCAATTTCGGCGTCGCTCATATAGATTAACGGGCGCTACTCTCCCGTTTGTAGTCTAGTTCGTGAGCACAAGTTCAATGTCGCAACATAATGCGATTTCAAGCCCAAAAAATGACACACAATTCGCAACATTTTGCGACTAAAATTTGTAAATGTTTTTGATGGCTCTGACAAGATCGATGTGGCTGAGATTGCCATCTTTGAAGAGTTCGACGAGTTCAAGAACTCTTTCCTTCTTGGCGGTCTCCGCCGCAGCCCTCGTAACCGCATCATCTCTCGCCACAGACGCATCGTCAAAAGCCTCCATAGAAGGGTATTCCTTTCCCAGACCGTCACGCACAACGCCCGACAGCATCTCTGCGCGTGTAGCAATTCGCCTACCCAAAGTACACCGCCGAAAGAACCTCTCCACAGGTCAGAGCTTCGTCAAATCCAACAGCATAGACACTAATCAGAACAACGTTTTGAGATCCGAGACTGGTCATAGAGACTCGATATTCGCGAAATCTTTCTGAGCGATCTTCAGGATCTGAGAAGAACGAGTAGTCGGGCCACCAGTCCTCATCCATTACAACAGTTTTGACCTAAGGCGAGCGATTCTTACTCTTGAAGCGATTGAACCCCTCTTAAGCCTGTCCCAGGCCTTTTGTTCCTTGGGGGTCCTTTTCTTCTGGTTACCAATTTCAGTCTTTTTGTTGACGACAGATGGTTCGGCGTTAGGCGTTTTAGGCGTTTTAGGCGTTTTAGGCGTTTTAGGCGTTTTAGGCGTTATCGTTTCTCCAGCGCCTTCAGGCTTCGCCCTACCCGGTATCCGCCTATCGCTCCAGTCAGTATTCTTCCTTGCGAGATCCAGAACACGATCCGAAAGAGCACCATACTGCTCTTTCATTCCTGTTGAAGTTATTTCCATGTTCTTGTTTTCGGTCTTAAAGGCCTCATTGTATCCCCGTGCGAGAGCTGTCCAGTTTGTAAACACGCCATCGTTCTTCGCTTGCGCTTTTTCAACAAAGTTCTCATAGTGCTTAGGGCTATCGTAGTCATACAGAAACTTAATAAGTTGTTCTTGTCGAGGAGTCGTATCACGACGGACCGCTTTAAGAATGTCTTTGTACGAAGCGTCGTTTTTGTCTTCAACGTCGGTTGAATACGCTCCTTCAAGGATTTTTTCTCCAGAAACTAGGTCTTTATTGTCTGGACCTTTTTCGCTTAAGGTTCCACTTGGGTCAACAAAATTAGAATCACCGTCTCTCATCGCCCTCAATTCGTCTTGTTTGAGTTCAGTACCGACCTGAGAGAAATCTGTTGGTATGTACTTCCTGCCGTTGAGCGTGTATCGATAGTAATCTTTTTGGACAGATCGCTTTGCCGCGATCATCATATATCTTTTCATTGTTAGGTATTCGTCAAAATTGTTTCCTTCTAAGTCCGAACGAGAAAGTCCATCATTAATCGCTTTAGTGCGAAACTTTTTCTTGAATTTTTCGTAACTCATTCCAGTCCTGCGATCATTTTGCCACTTAATCCAGAGGAAGATATTATTCTCCATTGAGGCAATAAAGGATGGATCCATATCGCCGTCTTTTGTTTTCTCCACAGTTCCGGGCATTCTTTTCGCAAGTGCTCGACCTTTATGTTTAATGAACTGCATAAGGTCTGGATCTTCTCTAGCCATATTCATCGCCATATATTCTTCGATCTTTTCTTTCTGAAGGCGAACAAGAAAAGATTGTTTTTCACTATCTTCCAACGCCGAGAAAGATGGTTCAGAATTAAGTTCATCAATCTCCTCTTTCAAAATAGACGATGTCGGCATATTAGAGATAAGACGCATAATTTCTTTATTTTCCGCTTTGTCTTCAAACATCTCTCTTTTCGTTAAAACCGTCATGTATCTTTCAATCGAATCAAGCTCCTCCTTGGTGGCCTCACCAGTGTTGTCTTCTTCAAACTCACCCTTAAGTACCTCCTTGTTAACACCAGTGGCCTCGTCAATCTTGTCTATATCTTCGAACGCTTTATCAGTAGGACCCTTTTCTCTTAGTTCCCGCATTCGGTCAACCTGATCGCTACGAGATTTTTCTATCAGTTCAGAGTCTTCGCCCTTTTCGCTTTTTTCTAACTTTTTTGCATCGGCGACTTCTTCAGCTTTTAGGTCGTCTTCTCTTAGGCGTTCCCGCAACTCCCTTGATTGTTCTAAAACTTTGTCTTTTTCTTCTTTGGTCAGGTTCCCGGCTTCCAGTTTGTCATCGAGATCACCCGCATTGATCACGTCCTGCAACCAGCCTGGCCGATTGTGTTCAACCCACGGCACGTCTCTCTTGTCTTTTTTGCGTTGGTTGAGATCGCCCTTTTCTTCTTCAGAAGGATCCAGTTTGCCGACAAGAGTGTCGACCTTAATTTCTGGGTACTTAGAATTGATCAGGTTTACGATCATTTCCTCAAGATTTGCGACCCCAAAGCTCTTCATGTCAATGTTGGGGCTGTTGATGTCGGGGGTGTTCGTCTGACCAAATTCTCCACCCATCAAGAAGTCTTCAATAACTCTGTCGACTTGCCCCTTGATTAATATCTTTTTGTTTTCTTCCACCATCTTCTTAATACTGTCAGAGAAAATGGGTCTTCCTCTCTGATCAACCTCAATAACTCCTTTGTTTAGAAGTTCCTGCTGACCCTCTTGAGTTTGTAGTTTACTGGCTATTTCGTACGGAATATGCTGAAGAACCCAGCCATCGACAAGCCCAGTGCCGTTTCTACCAGCATGATCGTACCCGTCTTGCCATTTAGCCCAGTAAGCATTTTGCGACCTAAAAGCTTCTTTATAATTTAGACTATCTGTGTCGCCTTTATGTAGTGCCTCCCAAACTTCACCGGGAATCCACCCTTGGGGATCCTTTTGCGTCTTGTCTGTTCGTTTTAGCGAATCTTCTTTTTTAGGAACTTCTTTAGAAACTTCTTTAGGATCTTCTTTAGGATCTTCTTTAGGAGCTTCTTCAAAAGGGGCATACATATGAGGGGGAGTGTGGTAGAACCCTTTCTCCTCTTTTGTCTTATCTTCTGGTAGTCCTCTTTCTTTTCGATCTTTTTTCTCTAATTGTTGTCGTTGTGATTTTTGTTCTTCTTCGACTCTTTTGCGTTCTTCTTTTTCAGGAAAATCAGCAATTTGTTTCTCAAACTGCTTGACGAGGTGCTCTCGCTCCTCTATTCCGAACCGGTCGCCAGCCGCTATGGCTCTCTCAAGGTCGGCTTTGTTAGCGTTTAAAGCTTGCTGGAGCTCCTCGTAAGTGTAGGACTGAATCGGAGACGTGGCTGTACGAAGAATGTCTCCCCGGAGAGGCTTTTGTCCGGGAGTGTCAGGCAAAGTGGGAACAGGACCACCGTAAACGCGAGACTGCTGGACAACGTTGAAAAGATCCTGCATGAACTCTTGAGTGCGAGCTGGGCTCTTTCTGTCCGACAGGGAGCCCTGAAGAAGTCTGAATATTGTTTCTTTCTCAACATCTCCAAGTCGACCTTTCGGATAATTCTGGACCGCCTCAAGATTCTTCCAAACCCGATCAGAAAGGTATTCCTCAATGCCGCGTCGCCGTTGCGTTGTTTGTTGTGTCTCGTCCAGTATTGATGGAAAGTCTTTCTTGCGCATTTCTAAAATACGATTAATGATGCGGTCGCGGCCATCGCGGTCGGCTTCGCGTTCGTCGTCGCCATCCTCCGCCCATAACAAACTGGTCGGCGGATTTTTTTCTTTGTTCCTTTTGACAACCTCGTCACGCAGCGTGTTCTCGTGGCCCGGGGCATCGGGAACTCGCAACCCTCTCTCTTCTATTTTCTTTTTGCGTTCGGCTTCATAACTTTCGTCGGCTAGGTTTTTCGCGTCTTGACGTCTTCTTGCGTACGCGGATCCGTCGTAAAACATTTTATTGTTTCCGTCCGCTTCCGTCCTGACCCAAAGATTTCCGGGATCTGGCTTCGGGTTCTCAACGTCCCACTCTTTCATTAGTTCTTGAACCTGATCGTACGTGTTATCCTTGTTGCCGTTTTCGCCTTTAATTGTCGACTGTTCCCAATAGTAATCTTTTCGTGCCTGTGTGTGCTTCCGACCCTCCTCCCCCGAATTGTCTCTATACGAGTCCCCGCTCTCTTGAGTCAGTGTTAGTTTTTCGTTATTGAACACAATCGTGAATTTCAGTTCACCGTTTGGACCCTTAACCGCCCGCTTATTTTTTACCAACAGGGTTCCCTTGTACAACTCGTCATCCTCTGACCCGGGTCTTACCTCTTCACCTTTTTCGTTTTTATAGTAAGCGCTCTCAACAGCGACGACTGATGTTCGTGGACCGTAAAGGAGTTCTTTGCGTGTTTCGATTCTAAAAGGCATAGGTACAGGTTAAGGTTGGGGATTGGGTCTGTTTGATGGTCAATTTTTCCAGCGGCCTTTAGACGACATGTCGTCCATGTTTTCTTTTTGAGTACCACTAAAAAGATGTCTTGGGTTGCAGCACTTAGGGTTGTCGCAGGAGTGGCAAACGTAACGACCCTTCTTGAGAGGACCACTGCCCAACTCAAGAGCTATACGGTGAGCATCGCAAATCTTTTTGCCAATTCGAAACTGCCCATAACCAAGAGATCCACGGGTGCTGTTGATCCACGGCCAACAATCGTTTACCTTGCCAACATCGATCTTATTCCAGAAGCGGCCGAGGTCGTTGTCGGACAACTTGACTCCACAGGCAATGCGATGACGCATCGCCGACTTCGCTGCTCTAGGAATGTCTGCGCTAGACCTTCTATATCCAAGATCTTCCCAGGGACCGTCCTTTGTTGGCTCCTTCGGCTTTAGTTCCGGCTCGGCCATAAACTCCGGGAACTGTTCCCTGGTTATGCGAGACCTTTCCTCGCGAGACTCCTCTATTGAGATCTCTCCAGCCATCTGCCTCAAGACTATGGCGCTCATCGCGCTATTGTATTCGCCCTGCCGAGGGTTTCTCGGCTGGAAGTATCCATCATATCTACGCGCCATACAGGTTAAGTGTAAGGAAGTTCCTCTATTCCTTGCCGAAACCCTCCATGTAAAGTTCTCTTGTGGTCTTCACTGCGACGGATCCTGTTCCTGACTCGCTGCTGCCTGTAACGATTGATCTTGGCAACTTAGGATCCGGCGTGGGATCTTCAAGCGGTAACGTCGGCACTGGGGACGGAGGAGCAATTTTCTCGTCTTCCGCTTTGGGCTTAATCATTGATTTTTCTCCAAATAAATAGAATCGCCACAAAAGCGGCGGACGCAATAGTTGCTACTGCGATTTTGTTGATCTTGATTTCTTCCTTGCTCGGAATTGGGGAACCTGTCTCTGGATTTCGAGCAACGACTCTCTGCGCGATCCTCATGGCTTGTCCTTTTTGAAATCTCGAACGATTGCGTTGAACTGTATCCTATCACGGAAGAAGGCGTCAAGGCAAAACTCCCCGCAAAACTCGTACTCCTCTTCGTTTTTATCTGGGGACGAAATAGAATAGAACGTAATCGCAGACTGGCTGGTTGCCCCTACGGGCTTCTTGCATTTGAAACATTTCTTTCGCACTACTGATTAAAGCGATGTTTTCTAATCTTTTCATAGACGTCTTCGCCAACATAGTCTCCACTTATCTTTATTGTGAAGTATGTTGGTATGCAGCCTATCTCTTTGAACGTCTTAAAAGCAATTGTAGAGCATATTTGATTCGCCACATTGTACTTGTTGCACATTGAGTGGTCGCCATCGAGATGCTCAAAAAACGATTCATCGTTTGGATCGAAATCCAAAACAAAATTGACCTCATGTGTCCCAGGAGTAACCGCCTGTAGCGTTTCCTCTTCTTCGTCTTCTGGCTCTGGTCTTGGAATCAAAACGGCAACACCAGAAGTTATGGGGATGTCATAGTGTTTCGCAATAGCATCGATAATGTCACCGACCTCCTCAGTTTCAAACTGGGGATCGACAATGCCAAAAACCATATGAACGGAGAAGATGGACTTCACGGATCATACTTCTCCGCAGTAAAGAAGCAAGGAAACGTAGTGACCGAACAGGAGAGGAAGATCAAGGTCTTCATCCGAGATATTGACAGTTGGGGTGTTGACAACGAAAGAGTTGTCTTCGTTCTCAGACCCAAGGAGCACATAACCGCTTGAGCGAATGAAATTGCGATGACGCTTGAGGCTGAGATTGCTTTTGTCCTCAACACAGAACGAGTAAAGCCCTCTGTCCGAGAACTGCAGAAGATCGTCTTCTTCTCGGTAATAGGCAAAAACAGAAACCTGCTGGTCAACACTGAAGTTGAAGAAAGGAGTTTCGATCCTGAACACAACAACATCTTCACCTGGCTGGTCCGCCATGTGTTCAACTTTCACGCCCGGGATGGAGGACTTAAGAAGGTCTTCGATCTTTTTAACAGTTTTGCTCATTTTTCTCCCCAAACATGATCAAAAATAAGGGTTTTAATCTCCTTGCTTTCTTTTTCGTCTTCACTGTCGCGCCAAGTTGTGTAGGAGTCGGGATCGTTGAGCAGATCCTCAATCGAGTCCTTGTTAGATTTACGATTTTTCATGATCGCAGACTACCAAACTTATTTGATTATATCAAGTCGACATCTTTAATTGGTATCCAAAGCTTTATGTAACTGTGGTTTGGTTCGTTTGTTTCAAGTTCGTGACGAACCAACAAGAGTCTTTCCTTTGGGTCAACAGCCTGAATGTCTACCTCACCGCCGATAGGGATCATTCCGTAAGTGCTTCGCTCTTCCATTGAGTGACCCATTTCTCCGATCTCTGGGTGGTATCCAAGATCGTCTGGACCGTACACAAACGAACCGTCAGACTTCATTGATGTGGGAATCGCGTCTGGATGTGGGTGTAGACCTCCGCGCTGTTCCCCCCACACGTCTCTGCGGACATACGCTTTTGGCTTTTTGTTTTGAGACAGTTCAGACTGAATGTAAATTGTGATGTCGTTTATTGAAATATCGAAGGACAGAACGGTGACGCCTGTGTGGGCAGCAGATATTACAGTCCTTGTGTACTCTTTCATAACTGGATTGCCGTTCTCGTCTAGAAGCGGGGTTCCGTCGGGACTCAAGGCTGGGCGCATTTCCGTAGTAACTACGTCAGGCGCTTTAGGGCTATATCCCAGTTCAGCTTCGCGCCTCTCTCGTTCCTCGGTCATTTTAATAACGACTCTGCCGGGGACTTGCGGATCCCCATTCTCTTTACGAAGAGCGTTAGCTTCTTCTTCTGCTTTAATCTCTTTTACGCGCTCTTTGTATTCGTTTTTACTTCCGTTGTTTTTCAACCACTCAAGTTCTTTACGAACGTCCATCGTCTTAGAACCAGACTGATCTTCGAACGCAGGAAGTGGTGTTTTAGTATTTTCTTCCTGAAACGGGTTAACATCAATCAACATAGCCATTAGCATATCGGTTATTAGACGTTTAATCTTTTTGATCTGCTTGTCTACTGGTCGGTCGGTTTGATCGGGATCGTCTCTGGGATCCGGCGTGAGATTCCTTCGCCTCCTCGGAGCGGACGGGTCATCGGGGTCAGGATCATCGTACCGTGGCACTGTTTGTTTGCGCTTCTCCTCTTCAAGTTCGACAAGATTCTTCATAAGTTCAGAAATTTCTGATTCTGGTCTAATCATTTTCTTCAAGGTGAGAAATATACGCAAACGATCATTTCTTTTCTTGATGTCGCCATTAAGTTTTCTAATCTTATTGTTTAATTCGTTAGTTAACCGCGTCTTCTCTTTCTTTTCTTCTTCCTTTTCCTCTTTAGTTTCTCCCTTTCCTTTTTCATTTTGAACTTTTTCAATCTTTTTTTCTTTAGAAGACCGGTCTTCATTAAGTTTTTTAAGTTCATCTTTTATCTCTTCGATTATATCGTCATAGTCTTCGTCGCCCCACTTCTGAACTCCATCAAATATCTCCTCATTAATAAACTCTCTTAGTGCCGGATCGTCTAGAGTCATCTGAACGGCCTGATTGGGATTTCCCACAGACTCGCCAAGACCTTCAAGTCTTGCCCTCTGACTTTCAAGTTTGTCCTCAAGATCCTTGATCTCGTTGATGTCACCACCTTCTAGATCCTTTATCTTTTCTTCAATTTTTCTAATCTCCCCCCTTACTTCGTCAGGAGTAATACCGCCCGGGCTTGGCGTTCGTTTGCGTCTCTCGTCTTCTAAAGACTTAAGTTCTTTTCCTATTTCTTCTTTTCTTGTTTCTATTTCTTCTCTTCTTGCTTCTCGTTTGTTCTTGTCTACCTCGTTATTTTCAAGATTTGCAAGTTCGTCTTCAAGTTTTGCAAGTTCATCTTTTAGTGCTTTTTCTTTCTTTTCCAAAGAGGAAGGACCAACAGCGTCTTGATCTGCCTTGTCGAATTTTTCTTTACTGAGATCGCTTAGAATTTCTCCGTCTTGACCAAACAAATGCCCCTGATCGACCAGCGTTTTAAGATCCCTTGCGAGAATCTCTGGCGGAACGTCTTCATAAGATACATTTATTCCTGACACGACCCACCAAGCAGCAAGAACATGAGAGCAGATACGACCTTCAAATTTCTTATTGATCTCTCTTCTAATCCCAGCCCGATCAACTATGTATATAGGGCTTCTGTCCCAGACATATCTTCGCCAAGCGCATTGGCAGTCCCACCAGCGGATCGCTCTGCTGCGAGGGTGCGGCTGATGGATCAGCACTTGGTAAGACCCGTGATCTCCCTGGACTCGCGCCTTAGACTCGATAACGTTTGTTGGGTCGTGAGTATCGTACGGCCTCTTATGAATGGGGACGACTCCGCCAGAACTAACGATGCGTTTTGCCTTTCGCTCAACATCAACCCACTTCGCTTTATGCTGAACACGGCCAAGCTTTTCGATATCTACACAGCCGTTATTGTGAAGATCGTACTTGACTGGGTCGAAGAGATACTCTCGCTCTTCGTCTTCAAGTTGAGAGTCAGGCTTGTCCCAAGCGGATGCCTTTTCAAACAGGTCAAGCATTGGCAACCTTCTCCTTAATGCTTTTTCCGCCTTTTGTTTCTATTATGTAAACATGCTTGATTTCATATTCGGGATGCATTTGATCCCAAAGATGCATAAGATGGCTGATGGTATAAGGAATCGTTGCTTGAGCAGTAATCAACAGATCGCCGTCTGGTGTGTAATACCCCTCGGCCAATCCGAAAGCGTTTGACTGATCGATCTCAACTCGTTCATCGCCTGGCTCTCCAACATAGATTCGATCATCTTCGACATCATAGGAGAAAGGAATAGGACCTTCAAGTTCTGCTTCCTTCTTCTTCTTAGTTGCAGACATAAGCATGATGTCGTCGCCAGACGGTCTGCTGGCCTCGTTGTCGTAGCTGTCGCCGTTGATGCCGCCCTTCTCGTGATACTCGTACTCGGGTCCTGTTTGGTCCTTTTTTATGTGTTCGGACGAATGATCCAGCATCTCGCGATAAGACTCAAAGACCTTTCTACAATTCGGACACTGATACGCGGTATCGGTGAGACCGTACTCGACTATTCTTAGATCTCCCTGGCCAGGAAATTTACCCCTGTCGTTGTCTTGAATTTGAATATCAGTCGCGGGGTCTCTATCAGTCAGCGGCCAATCCTTGGGAACGGTTTGCCAACCAGAGCCGGGATCTGACGACGTTCTTCGCGTGTCGATGGGGAACGGGATTCCGTTCTTGTCCTTCATAGACTGAAGTTCCAACCTATGGTTCCGTGGTTCGTTGCTGATCGATGGGTTATTGGCCCAACGCTTAAAAACGTTGAACAAGACAACAAGATCAATGTTCGTTTCTTCAACAAGAACGCTCAGAGTCCATCTTGTAGTTATCTCTAGAGTGCCAACGCCGAACGCATTGAAATGATCCCTCTGAGCACCAACGGACGCAATTGCTCCGTCAATCATGTCAAGGTCCACGACCTTAAGATTCTTTACGTTCTGACCAGAAAGAACCCAACCATATGTCTCAGACATAGAGGTTGGCATTTTGTGATACTGATGGCTTTCCTCCTGGTTCTGGAGTTCGTTCGAAGTTTCGCCAGTATACGGCGTGGTGCCCCAGCCCTGATCAGATTGTTTGTGAATTTTGCTCATAAGAAAAAGACTCTCTTACTTATTTATTCTTCGTCAGAAAGAGATAGCAAGTAGAGAGCCTTCTTGGGATCACCGCATTTGATCGCCGCTTCTGCAACACGCAGATCGATGTTGAATCGACCAGCGATGTCCGACGCAGCGGCAGATTCCCATCCAGCTTTAATGAGAACCTCCTTGCGCCAAGAGACCACTTGCTGTTCCTTGTCAGATGTAGCCATCACCTATTAAGGCGATGACTCTCGCTTCAATGAGTGTCGGCTCGGAGATCCGCCCGCACCGACAATACTTGAGACACCAAAAGAAAAAACCCGTGTCCATTTGTTCTTTTTATTCGGTGGAACATCGTACGCTTCTGTCGTCGCAATATTCCCTTTTTCGTCTATCCACTCATAGGTCGGCACGAATGGGTCCCTCGGTTTTAGAACCCTGAACGTATTCGCGCAGATAGCGATTGATGATTTTGTAAGCGTTTCTCGCAGGTCGTAGAGCGGCACCGTCGTACTCTTCACGCTCAAGTTCAGAAAGAATCTTGAGAATGTCAGTTTGCAGATCATAGAGAGCGCGGCTCTCAGGAGCAAGCGAAGGCTTTTTTCGTGGCTTCTTGATGCCGCCCTTGGGGACTCTTTGAATCTTGAAAGGATCCCCAAAAGGATTCAGCGGGTCTTTATAATAATCATCTTTAGACATCTTCTCCTTCTTTCTCTTCCTCGGCTTCCTCTTCGTCTTGATGAATGCCGAACACGTAATCCTTCAAGAAGCCAGAGAGTCTCTCGTGAACTCTTACCAACTCATTCGTAAGTGGTCGATATTTAACTGTTTGCTGGAGGTTGTTATACGCCTCTGCAACGTCCTCAGATTGATAAGCGCTAGAAGACAGGTGCAGAATTGCTATAACGTCCTCAAGATCCTCGACAGGAATGTTGACCATCTTATCCATTCTCGTTCATCCATTCTGGCGTGGGTGGTGTAACAAAAGAGACCGCAACGATATCTTTAAGAAGAATCGCCTTCTTGTTGTAGTCCTTGTCGGTAAGAAAGATGAACGTCATGTTGCGATCATCGGACAGAGAGTCCCACCAAGTGGCAACGAAAGACATCATGTGGTTAAGACTCTTGATCGGGTCTTCCTTTTGGAAAAAGAATATATGTTCCGCGAACAACGGTTCGGATCGATCTCTTAAATACACAACCATCTCAATCGGGACACGATAAACCTCTTCGTCCATCAAGTCTTCCTCAAAATCCATATCGTCTCCGTATGCGTTATCCATCCTTGGCCTCGTTGTTGTTGTAGTCCACAAGGCGTAGAAAACCACCACAAACTCCGCAGACAAATAGGTTCTGCGGCTGTCCATTTCGGATGGTCGATCCATGGTCTTCAATCACCCAGTCAATCGCAGAGATTGGGTGGGGGCATCCTGTGTTTGCGACACTGCCGGTTTTCGCTCTAGCCGCTTCTCTGGCACGAATGATCGCCGCATCTGGGGAACTGATATGCTTAAGAAAATCAGTCATCCATAAAGCCCTTAGTGTAGTTCGATTTGGCTTCCTTAATGGCTTTGGCTTTGGTGTTTTCAATCATGCTGATGTAGCGGTCAAGATACCAAGAAGCCTTCTTGAGATCCTCAAGCTCCTTGCCCTTGCGCTTGGCGCGAGCAACATATTTTACAACGTTACCGAGATGGTAGGGGAGACCCCAGGCCTCAATGACATCAATGACCTCGTGTGGACCGAAGTCATAGTGCGGAGGATGATTGACCATATCGACAACAGCAACTCCCGTTATCGAAACGTCAACCCCGCTCGAAGCGTTGGCGCTTTTCGAAGACTTGCCCGTCGAGGCGTTGCTTGTGCCGCGTTGCGAGTATGTGCCGCACCACATCGCTCCTGTTGTCGACTGGGGGACTCCACGACCCGTTGTCATTCTTTCTGCCCCTTGAGTTCAGCATATCCGTCTTCAACATAGCCATCAATGTCCTTCTTGAGGGCTTCACGACGTGCTGCGATAAAAGCGTTGACCTTTTCGTCAGGCTCATCAATAACCGCCCACGTTTCTGAACGGCTTTCGGAAACATCGGCAGACTGATAATTGCCAAGATTTACCTTTACGCTTGCTCGATACGAAATTGTTATCTCTCTGAGTTCCATTAGGAGACCTCCTGCGCCTTTTCTTCGCGCTTCGTAGTGTAAAGAAGGCGAATACCTTCCTTATTGTCCACACTCCTGAGAACGCCCTCTATGGCTCTCTCAAGAGCGTCTACCGTCCCCTGTGGGATCGGACCGCCGTTCATGTTCCAAATTGTAGAGTATAGGTACTCGGTCATGCGTAAACAAGCTCCTGGTCGTAGACGTTGCCATAGAATTTTCCGCCATAGATGTATCCGTTGTGGACGGCTCGGACAAGTTCCACATGGTAGTTCTCTGTTTTAGTGGAGAAATGACACACCGCGATGCCCGGCTGCCAGTTGGTCTCACCAATCTTGTAGTCGGCATTGCGAGAACAGAGACAGCCTTGCTCGTACCACGTCAGGTTGCGATAGCCGAACTTAGGATACTCGGCCATGCGGTGCGTGTGACCCATAAGTCCCGAGATAAGGGTGCTGCTTAGACGAGCCTTGGCCGATGCTCCTGCCTCACCACGAACGATGTGACCATGCTCAAAAACGAACTCAGGACGAATACGATGACCGCTACGACCAAATAGCGTTATTTCGAGCTCGTCAAGACCGAGGAGAGCCTCCGGCTTAAGCGCTCTAAGGCTAGACAGAGATCTTGCATTGTTCTCGATATACGAGAGAATTCTTTCATCATGATTTCCAAGGTTCTCTCTGATCGTTGCGTTGGGAATAATCTCTCTCGCAGCTTTTCTAAACTCAAAACCCATATCGATCTCGTCTTGTAGGTCATCAAGGCGCTCAAGTCCTTGATTAAAACGAGATAACTGGAAGAAGTCATTTACATCGCCGTTGATCACAAGAACGTCCGGCTGGATGTCTTGAATCAGAATAAGCGTAGACTCGAGCAATTGCTTATTGTGGTAGGGGAAATGAATATCCGAGACAGACACAACGGTCTCAAACAAATCGTTTGTTGTCTGCTCAAGCAGGGGAGCAACTCCCTCCCCCCACTTCTCCGTGTCTGGGACTACAAAACCCGAACCCGGAATGAAACGACCTGTCCTGTTCCTGAGAGTGCGATATTCAGCGACACGAGAACGAAGACCAGAAATTGATCCTACCTCAACATCAAACTCGCTTTTAATCATTTCTGACAGGTCTTGCCACGATGGCTTCGTGGAGTACTTTTGCTTTTGTTCTATGCAAAAGTCGAGAATTTCTCTATTCATGTTATTCCTGAGTGAGTTTGAAGGAGCGAGGACTCTTCGCTAGGGTAGCCCTCTTTATAGCAGACTCTCCGTCAGGATTCAAGTCTGGATCAACTTCATATTCAAGTTTATTAGCAATAGAACTCGCCCGGTTGTACTGAAGACCGGGACGACGCTCATTGCTAATGTCAGGAACCGGACCATCGCCCGGAGTAACGGGACCAGCCGGTGGAGGACCGCCCATTGGAACCGCCCCACCCATGCCGCCGGGGCCAAGCATATCTTCTGGCATATTAGGCATTGGGATAGGACCGCCGCCCGGAGAAGGAGGCATGCCTGGAGCGCCCTCTGGGCCACCCATACCGGCAGCCATGCCGCCATCAGGATTCATGGCAGCAATCTCAGCCTCAAGCGCTGGTGGCACCGGAAGCCCCTTCGCCTTAAGAATCTTGTAGGAGTCCATCTTTGCTTCTTGCGAGGAGATCGTCTTCATGATCATCTCCTTCTCCATACGATCAAGAGTCTCCTTGAAGTCAAAGTTGACGCCAACCATCATGTGCTGGTCAGCGATTGGCACACCCATGGAGCGCAGCGTCTGGAGGAACTGACGCTCTGTTGCCTCGTCGCGCATGTCAAGAACTGCCATTTCCATATCAGGTATTAAAAGTTTTCTTCTGCGCTCGATGCGAAAGCCGTTTTTTGCTTCAGGATCTTCCACAACAACCTCTTCGAAGATCGGAACTCTTGTGTGTCCCTTCTTCTCATAGTCGTAATATTCGTGAGCCTCAGCCACAACCATCGCTCTATCTCGGTAGTGATTCTTTAGGTAGTCTTGATAGGTGCGAAGCATTTGATTCATGAATTCAGCCTGCAGAGCTGAAGACGCATACGGCTGAGAACTAGATCCGCCGCCAAGAAGCGATGGATTGATTCCAAAGACCTGCATAAGACGACGCTCAATCTGCTGGAAGTCCTCCCAGAGATTCGGCATCTGCTCTCGGCCGAAGACGCTAGTGACCTCAAGACCAAAATGGTGAACGAGAAGACGGAAGTCTGAAGACAGAGCAATGTCCATGTCGTCACGGAACTGTTCAAGATCTTCTGGACCTGGGATCCATGGACCCTGACCGTCACCAAGGTCGGTGGCACCGAGTTTGGCAAGAATGAGGGGAGAATAAAGGCGCTCTGCGATAGCGTCCTGCGATGCGAGCAACTTCTCTTCATGAATGAGGGTGCGGAGCCCACGAAGCAGGATCGGGGTACCGTGGTCGTCCCACGGATTTGCCCTGAAAGCGATCTGCTTCAGTAGAACGTCGGAGACGGGGAAGGCTTCGCTCCGCTCCAAGTATGGAATCAGATCCCCGTAGTGCTGAACGAGGAGTTTGTACTCATCGTTGGGGTTCTTAGTGCGAGCAAGACGCTTGAGGTACTCTGGAGGGACGATCTTGATCTGCTTGGACCCAAGGAGCGGGAAGTTCTGGATGATCACATCTTCAGGATTAATCAGTTCCTCGCGCTCCCACGTTCCAAGATGCTCGTTGAACGAAGCAAGAGGGAAGGCTTCACCAATTGTCCAGTACTCACGACCCAAAGAGACAAGAAAGTCTGGGTAATTGAGCTGACCAAGAAAGACTTCCTCGTAAAACCCTGTGAGCTGGTCGTCCTTGGACGTAAGGGACATCCCAGCAAGAGGGAAACGTGTGAAGATATCAACAAGGATAGGAACAAGATAGTGCGTCATGTAGTAAAGACGCATCCACTTGTGTAGTTTGTGGCGATGCCCCTCGTCAGCCATGTTCCACGGAAGACCAGAAAGATCCCAGTACTCCATTGGGTCATAAAAACGAGGAATGGCAGCATATGCGTCACTGCCACCGGCACCGGATCCAACCTTGTGCATTCTGGTGCTACGAACAGCACGGGCGAGACGCGAGTTCTCTCGCATTATCTTCGTGGTTGCTTCGTTGTCCCCACTGGCAATACGAGTCAGGTCCGACTTCATGGACCGAGACGACGCCATGCCATGCATGTCCTGCACGGTCATTACGGCGCGAAGCGGATTTTTGGGAAGAACGAGGTTCTGTTTTTTAAGCCTGTTCAGTTCCCGATCCAAATTCGATGTGCGGATTTTCTTTTCCATTGAGTCTTTGGCTCACGATCCATGAGGGGAGTGTTGGCTTGAGCATACCATAATACTCCTCAAGATGTTATTTCTTCTTTTTCTCTAGATGTTTCGCTACCGAACTCATCATCTGATCAAGATTCTTCTGGGTTCCTGGGAAAACGGAGTCCCCAATTTGGACCTTCTGAGGATTGCGCATCGGCTGAGGTTTTGGCATTATTCCAACTGCTGGGACGTGAGTAATGCCAGTAGCCGGATCGTACCTCATGCCCTTTCTTTTGGCTTGTTGTACCCGTCTCTTGTGTACTCCGGCATCGTAATCAGCATCAGCATCAGCATCAGCATCAGCAGCCGGATCGGCTTTATAGCCAGGAGGATACAGCCCAGCAGGATCGTGGGGGATTTCGGCTTCCTCTGTCTTCGGTGACCATGAGCCATTGTCATAGATCCAAGTCTGGTCGCCTTGATCCATTGTGTCGCCCTGCAAAGGGGCGTTCATGATTTGTTGTAGCGAGCGAGCACCGTCAGGGGCTTGCTCTTCCATCTCTTCTGGCTCGACATCAGCGCTGACTGGAACGTCGTCAACAAACTCAGCCTCTGCGTCTTGGTCAGCCATCATAAGATCGGACTTCGCGTTTTCGAGAAGAGGAGCAACGTCATCACTCCTTTCAGGATGATTTTCAAGAATGCCTTCTAGCATCGAAACCATATCCCTCTTAAGACCAAGTTCCGTTATATCAACAGACGTCTTCACGCCAGAGACAGCAGAGATGTTCATTGCTTCACTGATCATGCTCTCGTATTCTGCCGTTTTCTCCTCGCCATAGCGATCTTGCCAAATTGCGAGAAGAGTGTCCGCGAAATCTTGTGCGCTTGCAAACTGATTGCCCAAAGCTTGATACAGACTCGAAACGCCTTCAGCCGACGGAGCGTCAGCCTCGTTCGACAGTTCGATGTCTGCCGGATTTTCTGGGTCCCAAGAGGATGTCCAGTGCTTAGCTGCCCATTCGGGATGATGGTTCACGTATGTCCAAACGCTGTCTTCTGCCTCGTGTTTAGGCATGCCCTCTTTGTGGAGGTAACTGATCGCTTCAGACGGCTTCATCATTTCAGAAAGCGTATTGAAGTCCATCGCTTCTGCGGCTCTTTTGATCAATGCCGCATTTACTGGTCGGTGCTGCTCGTTACGATGGTTCTTCCAGTTAGGATGGTTGTAGCCCCTCTCCCAATTAGAAGCGTACAGTTCATCACGAGTTTTTCCATGATTCTTGTCCTCTTCTGCTGGTCGCATGTAGACACCACCACCCATTCCTCCAGCGGGTGGCAATTCATCAAGTTCAGAATGTTCGTTACTATCCTCAACAGAATTAAAGCCGACTAAAGGGTAATCGCTATACTCGCCCTCGTCCTCCTCGTCCGTATCTTCGTCCTCTACTGCGGTATTGCTAGTAACTGGATCAGCCTGGCCCTTATTGGGGAAGGTGCTAGTTGGGGGACCGACCTGTTCAGCCTTCTGTTTTAACACGTCGACGCGCTTGCGACCTTCGCCTTCGTCGGGGAGATCGCTGTCATGCGGCCAACCCTTCTCTGTAACGTCCTGACTCTCGTCGGGCTCAAGTCCTGGAATAGCCGGATTGGTGTTGTGCGTGTTGTCACCAGACGAACCAGGATTCAACTTAGGCGACGGATCTGTGTAGTAACCATCAGGATCTTGCGTCTTTAGTTTCTGTGTTTCGTCTGCTTTGCCTTCAGACTCTGGACTTGCGACAGAAAAGAGTTCCAACTGACCAAGCACAAGACGAGCGATGTGTTGGAAGTCGTCGTATCCATACTCGCCGCAAGTGTCGATTGCGATTTTAAGAATTTCCTCTTCAACTAGAGCGATGCGAGCATTAAACTCTTTTACGCCCTTGGCTTCTCCAACGAACGCACCGAAACGACGCTCAGAGCGATCAATAGCGATAGCGGCAGCGTTCTTGAAAGGAAGGTTCTCTTCTTGGGCTTGCACCTCTAGGTATTCGAACAGGTCACTCATAGGAATAGTCCCTCATCTGGTACAGATCTTGCGATCTTATATTGGGTGTCGACGTTTTCTCCCAGGTCTTGCTTAACACGGTCAAGAGCGGAGCGTCGAGCATTCTCTGTCTTTTCAAGATACATAGAAATGACCTTATTTTTAATGTCTTCTTCAAGAGGGCCAGCAACAGAACTCACGCGCTCAAGAGCTATACTGCGCACTGCTGTAGCATTCGCAATAACCTCTTCAGTGAGGCTGGCGACGAGAATAAGCGGATCCTCGTTGGTCAATTTATCAATGTCGATTGCTTCTGCTTCGGCCGACTGCTTTTCAATGATTTCGTCCATCCATCCGTCGTTCTCTCTGCTGAAACTAGAAACAGAAATGTTCTTCCCGACCTCGTACTTCGGGAGATCTCCGAGATACTCAACGTCGGCCTCCGTCATGGCGGAAGCAAGACGACTCTGGAGCGTTTCAATTCTGCGCTCACAAGCGGTGTGAACCGAATCGATTGAAGCCTCTTCGGAAACGGAGAAATCGTGACCCTCAGTGATAAGACGGTAAGCAATGTCTTTGGCGATTTTCAAGTTGTGAATGTTCGCTTTGATCTCAGATTTTGTCGTAACCTCTTCAGGAACATTGGAGACAAACTCTTTCAATTCCCTGATCGGATCAATCGCTTCCGTCGAAGTGATCTCAAGGAGCTCACGAGGAACGTCAATGGTTTGACCGTTTACCGACACACGAACGAGGTCTTCGCCCCACATGCCTCGATAGGCGTCAATAATTGTTGCTTCCTCACCACGGAAATATGCTTTTTTCTTCATAGTTTTCTTTGCCTGTGACCAAGATATCGCCGCCGCCGATGCTTGCTCCTCTTTGGTTGGCTCTCCCTTTCCATCTTTGTCGCGAATTATCGCGTGGTAGACTTCGTTTGCTTTGTCCGCAACGGGACCTGTACCATTTAGGTGTCGCTTACGGCCCTTTTTATTCTTTTCTGTTTTGGCATACACGTTAGGACCTGGAGCATTGTGCGGGACAGTGCTATCAATTTCAAGAGGACCCTCATCAGCCATCATGCTTTCCTGGTTGACAGGGTTCTCTATCTGCGGTTCAATTCGCGGCTGTTCTGGCTCTGGTCTTTGTCTGTCTCGCACTCTTTGGGCGCGATAATCGTCGACAGTGTCTTGTGACTTCTCAGGAGTATCGACGTAGCTTAAATCTTCTCTTTGAAGAAACTGGATCAGTTCTTCGTCTGTGTGATCCTCTTCGGGATCCAGACCTTTTAGATAGTCAATGTCTCCGCGTTCGGCCTCTTGTTGCTCACCGCTAAGAGAGGCGTTATCGCGTGCGTCGGCTTCCGACATGATCTTCCATTTAGATTTCTTTACTGGCATAGCAACCTACACATTAAGATTAGCGGTGTGTGACATATAAGTGTCATCTGGCTTTAGGTCTGTTCCTGTAATCCATAGATCTTGTCGGTCCTGAACCAGTCTTTTTTGCATTTTTGTAATAGTCTTCAAAACTCCTGTCTCTACCGAGACCGTAGCCGCCCGGAGCGCCGTACTTCAGACCAGTCTTTAGACCCGCCATTATGCCTGGGCCTCCACCAAGAATTATGGATGTGACTTCCGCAATACAATCGGAGATGTCCTTTGTTTGAACGGGTCCAAGATCTTGCTTGTCGACTCTTCCGTTTCTGATTTGAAGGAACTTCATTTCCATTTTTGTATATTCAGAGTCTGGACAATCAACGGGGATATGAACTAGATCAAGATTTATAGCAGTCTTTAATGATTCGTACTTTTGCATGTTGATCACCGCCGTTGCTGTCTTTTCAATAACTCTTGTGCTTATCTTGTTTTTCATCAAACGATTGCGCATGCTCTGAATCAAAACGTTTGAGTAGTATTGATCGAAACTCAGTTCCACAGGGCGAAAGACTCGCATCCATTGCAGAATTTCGTCAAGTACGGTTTCGTAGTGAATCGTTTCGCCAGGGAAGTCTTTCGGATTCCAGCGTTTCACAACATCAAAAACAACATGCGGTTCTGGTTCGCCGTCTTCGCCTGCGAACTCTTGCATGTGACCAATGGCAAACCCGAATCCGGCAGTTGTAGACGAGGGATCGCAATGAGCAAAATACTGATACGTGTACGTTCCAGACGTTTGCATCCTGACGGGGGTGTCTTTAAAACTGGAAACAAATGCTCGTTCGACATTCTCCGCATTAAGGAACGAATCAACGACCTCGGCCCACTGGCCGCGCCTCTCGACCTTAAACTTCTCGGGGTTCGCCTTTTCCGACAGTTCTGCCTCTCGCGCCTTGTCCTTGTCGTCCGGGCTTAGCTTGTCGTGGTCTCCGTCGGGCGAAACCATGATCGCGCTTTTGAACCTTTTACCTGGATCCTTTTCGTAGTCTCTATAGAGTTCCCAAGACGGGAACTGAAAACTAAGAAGCGTTGGGAACTTCGCCATATCGTCGACAACCTGATGGCTTTGCAGAAACCTGTCGTAGAAGAATCCAATCTTCGTGTATGGCGAAGAGTTCAAAAAGATCATTCCGTCTTTTCCGAACTGAGCAAGCGAAGGTTCTGCCGCGTAATAGCACTGTTCGAGAGACGAAGAGTTCCCCTCGGTGCTTGTCATGAATGCGGCCTCATCGAAAACAACAACCATTGTGGCAGAACCACGGATGGAGTCAGCGTTTGCCGACTTGGGAACACCACGAATTTTGGAGAAGTCTCTGCCGATCTTCATTCCCTTCATTCTCATCTGAGCGAGATACTGTTCATCTGCAGAGGTCTTAAGAGTGAACGTCTCTTCTTGAACCTTTCCGATATGTGGCTGAAGATGACGTCAACGAGTAATGACCGACACGAGGTCGGCGTACTGATACGCCTTTGCCTGCGTAAGAGCAGTAGCCAGACACATAAAGTAGATCTCTTTGTCTGGGTCAATACTGTAGTACCGACCTGGGTCGCCCAACTTCCAAGTGTCGAACATCTTCTTGCCTACGGCAAGAGACGTGACATAGCCCTTAGAGGAGCGACGACCACCAACCAACTGGACTTCTGGAAAATTCTGATAGCCATTCTCTCTCAACCATTCTGTTTGTTGTCTAACCATTGGAGAAATTATTATTTCCCCGTCTGGCGCAAGCCAACCATTAAGAATATCTTCTTCCCACCCCTCCAACTCTTCCAAGAACATGGTCTTTAGTAAAACCTTTTGTCTTGGATAGAGAGGCTTGTTACAGAACTGGTCGCTTTCTGCGAATTCAACAATGCTGACTTTTGTTGTATCGAAAGCTCGAAGGACCTGATCTGCGAGAATAGACATTAACCTTTGTAATTTTCTTTCTCACCACGGAATTTCTCACCACGAGCATTACCGCTAAGAACCTCCCACTGTTTCTTTTCGTGATCGAATTCTTGCTTTGCGGCGGCAGTTGTTTCAATCCTTCCGATAACCTCAATGCACGGTGGCTGGAAGAACAGAACAGGAGCGAGGTCCACATACACCTTGAAGCCAGCAGCATGAAACTTGTCCTCTGCTCTCTTCGCCATCTCTGCAAGATTCATTTGAGTATTCGTTCTCTTAGAAAAGTCTGACGCCAACTCAGACGTGATCTTTCCTATCTTCATAATCTCATAATCGTAAAGATCGTTATTGTCCATCTTCTTCTTCGTCCTCGTTGTCTTCCTCGGTTAGTTCCATTACCGCTGACGCCTGGCTTGTTAGTGATTGTCTTGTGCTTGTGGGAAGGCTTTCGATAATTATTGGAGCACCACTAAAGTTGTCAGTGACCATTCTGTCTTGCTCAAGTATTCTATTGAACCTGAAAAGAATTTTGTCATAACTTCCTTGTCCGACAATTTCCTTCACTGCTTGTGTAAACGCATTGAAGTCCCTCATCATTTCATCTACCTGAACAGACGCCGTATCTTTTTCCATTTTCTCCATAAGGGAGATCATCTGAATGATGTCGCGTGGCTCGGGAACAACCGTTCCATCAAGAATCGACTGGTAAGACTTCATGAGGGCGACTTCCATATATCCCCTTCGAGTCAAAAGAAGTCTGCTCGTGCTGTCTACGTCTTCACCGATCTGTCGCGCCTTCTCTTCGATAACGCGACGAATTGCGGCTTGCTCAACGCTCAGATGTTTTCGCTTGTGGTTCGACAGCCCACGGCGCGTAATGCCCTCCTCCTCAAACTGTCGAGCTATCTCAGAAAAAGGGACACCCATGACCAGCAACTGATCAATGGTCCTTCTCCATTTAGATTTGCAAATAGAACAGCGAGGCTCAACGATCTCATTGGTGGCAAAAGACACAGTCATTCCGCCACCACTGTTGCCGCCGGGCGGAGTTGGGGTGTTTCCGAATCTACTCATACAATCCTAACGATAAAAGGAAGCTCCGTGTCGTCGGCGCTGCTCGTCGCTGTTGACTTTTCTTCCTTGCGGATGCGGTCGCCAGAACATGCCCTCGTTGATGGAAGGCTCAGGAACTCCGTTCTGGTTGTAGATCTCTCTTCGCTTGCGTGCGTAAATGTGCTCTTCAAAAAGAATAGGAGCGTCGCCCTTAATCCCGTTGGGCTTTCCCGTTTCGGGACTGGTCGCACGGGAATGAGCACGAAGGATGTCGTCGGCCATAAGGTCGAGCTCCGTGCCAGTGTACTTGTTGTTTTCTTCGATAACAAGAGTGTCTTTTCCAGCACCGAGATCAACAACGATCTTCTTTCCGCCCTTTTTGCGCGGCGTCCCGTCTAGATTGAATTCCGATCTTTCCCGATACTCATCAAGAAAGTCGTCCTCAACGCGATCATCGTCGTCGGAATCATCATCTTCAAAATCTTCGTCGTCAGTCAACTGGTTTTCTCCGTTTTCTTTTTGGCTTCTCTCCTTGATTGTCTCCAAAATACTCTTTGGCAATCTGAGCAAAACCAGACTCTACATATTGACAGACAGATACGGTAGTAATTCCCATCTTTTCTGCAACATCTCTTTGCTTCATATCGAGAGTTACGTTGTAATAAATCGCTTCTCTCTTCCTCGGAGAAAGAGTTTCCAGCGCATCTTTAAGATCTATGAAGCACATATCAAGACCCGCATATGAAATAACAAGAATGCCCTTGTGTCTGAAAAGATTTTCCATCTCTTCATAGTGACGAACGGCTTCTCTTAAGACTCGGTGTTTTTTCTTTTCGTCCATGCTATCGGTATCGCTAACGCATCTGTCTCATCGGCCAGATACTTGTTGGATTTTAGTTCAGGAAACACTTCAAGAACGGCATTTTTAACTTGCACTTTTGTAGCCATGCCGTGACCCGTCATTTGTTTTTTTACTGTCGATGCTGTTATCTCCGACCAGTAGACACCGCTTAGTTCGGCCATAACCTGACCGACGGTAGCGACCGCAAAAGCAAGAAGACGCTGCCCTGCGGCAGCGCCAACGTTAGTCACTGGAAGAAACTCAAAAATAAACAGATCTGGATTGTGCTCTTCGATCTTCCTCTGGAATACCTCAATGGCGTTCGTAATCAAACGCATCTTGTATGCGCTGTACGTTTCTTGTATTTCGTCTTTACGGCTAAGACCAAAGATGCCCGACGCAACAAAGCGGGGGTTAGAGAACTGGTCTGTCGAACCGTCTAGATCAAAGTCCAGTACTGAGAACCCACAGCGTTTTGCTCCTGGGTCTATTCCTATGATTCTTACTTGCTCTATCAACGTTCATCCGCATGTTGTGCAGACCACAGGGGTTTTGTTTTTGACTGCTTCGGAGACTCTTCCCCACTTGCCGTATATCGTTTCAAGCATTTGGTTGTCTCTGTGAAACACGAATTCTTTAAACTCATGTGGTGTGTCTTTTTGTATGCCAACAATTATAGCAGACTCCACACGATTATCCCAAGCCATGTAGCAATTAACTTGCATCGCCCATTTGGCAAGCAACACATCAGCTGGCTTTTGGTAACTAAAAGAGTTCATTGTTTTGAAATCAATAAGGTAAGATCCCTTGCCGGGGATGTCACATTTTGCAACATCCGCAAATCCCCTAGCCCACCACCCATCGCCGTCGTGGCGAAGTTCCTTCTCGATGTCTTCTTTTTCACAGAAGCCAAGTTGGTTGCACAATATGTCCTGCAGAAGACCATGCCAGAAATGACCCACAAAGAAGTTTTTGTGGCTGGTCGCTGTGAAGGTCTCCTTCTCTACCTGTCCTGAGAACTTCTTGTAAAGTTCGCATTCACAAGGATAGCAATCAGAGGACGGATGAAAAGCGTCATCGGGCTCCTTGCCTGGTCTGATTTCTGTGTCAAAGCTGTCCGGGAATTGAGCACGGGCAAGATAGTTGTTGATGTGGGGAACGAGGATCTCTTTCTTTGCGAGATCCTTAACGAAACTAGCCAACGTATTTCTTCCAGTCTTTTAGTAGAACACAAACAAGATCGACATTCCCTTTGTGGTCGGACAGGACCGACTCTGGGTTGTGAATGCGAAGAGCCATCATGGGAGTTTTGCGGTTGAGCGCAGCCTCGTCAAAAACCTTCTCAACATCCGTGAGCCGGACGCTGATGCTCTTTGAGGACTTCTCTGGGTTTCCAGACAGTTTGCACTCGACGATGAACTCTTTCGAGTCAACGTCTCCGTCGTCGTATATCCAAGCCCCAGACGACGGGGATCGACGCCCACCCATGCTCTTAGCAATGTGCTCTTCTTGTGCAACAGAGTGCTCCTTAATCAGTTTGCGGTTTGGCAATGCCGAACCTCTCAAGCGCGAGTTCACGAATCTCGTCGAACCTCTCGGCGTACAGAAGTTGCGCCAACTCTCGCTCTCGAAAACTTTTGCCGTCGTACTTGAACCAGCCGCGATTGTTCTCCACAATGTTGAGACGAAGAGCCACAGAAAGCAGGTCTCCCTCCTTGTCAATGCCGAAGGGCAGTCCTTCAATTGGAGTGTTGTAGAAGTCAAAACGTGTTTCACGACGACCGCCGAGCGCAACCTTATTGCGCTGCGTGATGATGCGAACCTCATGAGAGACCTGGATGGATCCGTCCTTGCCTCTCTCCACCAGTTCGTTTGTCATTGGGTCGTAGAAACGATCACCCTTGGAGTCCCCCTTGCGAAGTTGCAAGATGATCTGTTCGTGATGCTCAAGCGCATTACCGCCAGGCTGTGAGTACACGCCCGGAACGGTAGCGCTCATAACGGCACGAACCTGATTCAAAAGGATCACACAGGCGTTTTTGGTGTACATGCGGGGAGTCATCGCCTTGACAGCGAAACTGATCAGGTTGGCCTGACCGCCCTGACGAGGCTTACCATCTTTGGCGTCCATCTCACTCGCGTGAGCCATTGCGCCAATTGAATCAAAGACAAGAAAACGAATGCCGTTGTCTATCATATAGAGAGCGCCCTTGACAGCGTCCTCTCCGCTTTCAGGCCGAAAGATGACAAGCTTGCTTGTGTCCACTCCATGCAGTTCCGCCCAGCTTTCGCTGAAGTCTGGCTCAACCGCAACCCATCCGCAAGCCATTCCCATCTTCTGAGCGTTAGCGATGCCCGCTAGCGCGAGCACAGATTTTCCGACATCCCTCGGCCCGAAAATTCCAATCATGCGACGAGTCGGCCACCCACCCGTTCCAAGGTGAAGGTCAAGCGAAAGGCAGCCCGTCGGGACAACGTCATACCCAAGGCTTTTGTTTGCGGTGGTGACTACCCCCTTGATCCCTGCGGCGCTTGACAACTTCTTTGCGATCTCGTCTGCTTCGGTGTTAACCACTTAGTTTTTCTCCGTTTTGTAGAACAAGACCGCGATCTCCAACCTTAACGTTCCAAATACCAAGAGTCATTGGCTTGAGAAGCCAGGTCTTATACTCGGCCCATTTGTTTTCATTGTTCCAGTGAGAAGAACCGAACACAGCGAACTCCGCCTCGGCTCCGTTCCACTCTATCTTAACTCTGCCCATAGTGCTTCCGTTTTTTGTTTTTATCTCTTTCACCTCTACGACAACACCGGGAATCTGAACAGTAGAGCCAAGAAGAGAATCAAGTTCATCGTATCCGACGAGAGACTCAAGTCTGTCTTTGTTGTCTGTAATGATAGCAGAGTTTGGGTCTACAATTGCAAAGCCAAACAATTCTTTTTGTCTCTCCGCTTCTTCGCGGACATCATAACTTCGCGGATCTGTTCGATCAAAAGCGCCAGCAGCAATCAGCGTGTCAATCTGGCTTGATCGTAGAGTTTGACGAGGAGATTTTCCTTTCTTGTTTCCCTCCCACTCCTTTTGAAGACCGGCGTGTACGGATCTAAAGTCTTCAATGTTCTTGTACGGACGATTGTCGACAACAAAACGCGCAGCATCATCGCCAATCCATTTGATATTGCGAAGACCGAACCAAATCTCTCCATCCTTCTGGGCAATCTCGGCTTCTGACATATTAATGTCCGGGGCGTTGATCTTGATCCCCATGAAACTCGCCTCACGAATGTAAGAACCAACATCGGCTGGACTGGTGTGGATCGAGGACATAACAAACTCAACCGGATACTTCCACTTTGCATACATGGTGCGAGCTAGGATAATTGCATAAGAAACAGCGTGGGCCTTGTTGAAGGAGTACTTGGAGAATTCGATAATAAGATCCCAGATCCTCTTGGCTCGTCGCTCTGCCATAAAGACAGACGCACGCTCAAGATAACGAGGGTACTCGTTCTCCATTTCGACAACCAGTTTCTTCCCCAGCATCTTTCGGATTCCGTCTGCCTCTTTCATGTCATAACCGATAGCACGGAAGTAAGCGATCACCTGCTCCTGATAAACGAAGTCTCCATAGGTGTCGGAAAGGATAGGCTCAAGGATCGGGTCTTCGTATTCGACTGGTTCAAGTCCACTACGGCGAGCAATGAAACGATCCACCACACCAGAACGCAAAGGACCGGGACGATTGAGCGCAACAATTGCAGCAAGGTCTTGAATCGAGCGAGGCTTTAACTTTTTACCAATGCGTTTTGCATCATTGCCGCTCTCAATTTGGAACAGCCCCAGAGTCAGTCCACCGTCAATCATTTCCCAGAACTCTTCTGGAAGAGTCTCCCAGTCGATAGTCTTGTACGACCAGTCGTCCCCAGTCAATTGGACGACAGAACGAAGCGTGCTTAGATTGCGAAGACCCAAGCGATCAAATTTTGGGAACCCACACTTTTCAACTTCGCGCATATCAACCTGCGTAGCAAGAACCTTCTTGCCCTTCGAGCCGTCATCTGTCTTCGTTCTCATCATAGTCGGCAGAACGCCACGAATATCGACGTCCGATATGATGATTGCCGAAGCGTGGACTCCGTAGGTTACAAGTCGTCCACCAAGAGCTTTGACATGATCAAACATTTCAGGATATTTTTCCATGTACGGTCTTAGTTTAGTTGCCGCTGCCTCGTCTTCCAGTACCGCGATCTTGATGTTGTCGCCCGGATCCCACCCAATCTGGTCAGCAGAAATTATGTTGATGTCGGGAATCATGTCGATGATCTTTTTGATAGCCTCAGCGTCACCAAAAGGAACACCAAGGGCTTTCGACACGCGATCAATTGTCATCTTCGGCTTCATGCGAATGTGATTGCCAATGGGGATAACCTGATTCGCTCCGTAGCGACTTCTCAAATAGTCATCGATCTCTGTGCGCCGCTCAGGCTCAAAGTCGATATCAATGTCCGGGAGACCCTCATCGCGACCAGCGTTATAGAATCGTTCAAAGAACAAATTGTATTTCAATGGATCAACGTCGGTGATCCCAAGGGCGAAAGCAATCAGAGACCCGCCAACAGACCCACGACCAGGACCACGCTCGATACCGGCATCGTCGGCCCAAGAGCAGAAGTCTGCCGTGATTAGAAAGTAATCAGCTAGCCCTGCATCAATGATCGTCTCTAGTTCGTAAATCGCTCGGTCTTCAGCTTCCTCTGTGACAACATCAAAGCGATCCTTAAGCCCCTCTTCAACGAGACGGACTAGAAGATGATCGTTTGTCTTGTCCTCGGTTGCCTCTCTGGGGACGTAGACAGGAAGGTGCATACGAGGCTCTGGCAATGACGCATCTCGGCATCGCTCAAGAATGTTTAGAGAATTTGAAACCGCCTCGTCCACAACAGAGTCGGAGAGATACGATAGTCGATTTCTAACATCGTCTTCGTCCATGATGTAAAGGCACGGGGGGTGAGACATTCTCTTCTCATCAGTGATCTTGGCCCCAGTCTGCATGCAAAGCATAACCTCGTGGTGTCTATAATCGTCAGCGCAGGCGTAGTGGGAATCGCTCGCATACACAAGAGGAACACCGTGCTCTTTCGAAATACTGACCAGTTCCTTATTGATCTCTACTTGATAAGGATCGTCATAAGTATGAAGTTCAATAAAGAAGTCATCACCAAAAATGTCAATATACCTGTAAAGGTCGGACCTGTCGTCGTTCGCAATGCCCTTCGCTACAAGTCCCGAAAGACACGCCGACGTCGCCATCACGCCTTCCTTGTACTGTTCTAGAATCTCCCAGTCAACACGGGGAACAAAGTAGAACCCAGTACGGTTCGCCTCATCAGAGATCCTCATAAGGTTCTCCACACCCTTGTTGTTCTTTGCTAGAAGAACGAGGTGGCTCTGGTCGCGGCTCCGCTTCTTAGACTCGGGTCGAGAACTGCGATGAACTGCGGCCTGGTAGGCTTCTATCCCGAAGCCCGCCTGCAGCCCGCGCCCGCTCATCTCTTTGTGAAATGGACGCCAGCCTGCGACAACGCCATGATCGGTTAGAAATGCTCCAGGAGCACCGATCTGCTCAATGCGGTTGGCGATCTCAACGACGGTAGAGAACCCATCAAGGGCGCTGTACTCGCTGTGGTTGTGGACCGGTATGGCCAAGTTTCCTCCCATCTAGTAAGTTGGGACGGAGGGAGGAAATCCCGTTCTGCCCTCCGTCCCACTTCCCCGTTAGGGAAATCGTTACTCGTTGACCTCTTCGATTCTAGCACGAAGGGCGGAGAACTTGGCGTTCTTCGGGGCCTCTTCGTCATCCCATGGAGCATCTTGCTCCAGCGGAGTCTGCCTCGCCGCCGCTGTCTTGTCCGGCATGTATTGGGAGAGCCTCCAACCGTCAGGAAGCGGGTCGATCAGCTTGCGCATGCGTTGCTCATCAGCAAGACCGACCAGATACTCGTCAATATCAGGGATAGAGTCCGAGAAGGCGCTGCTCGGAAGCGGCGGGAGATCCGTCTTGATGAAGTCGTATCTGGTGCTGATCTTCTCACCACGACGTGTGACAGAGAACACGCAGTCCTGAATCGCGGTTCCGGTATCGCTCTCAAACGTGGCAAGCCACGAAAAGAAATTGCCGGAATGCTGGACAATTATTCCAACCTCTGGGGACGACTCGCCCCTCTTGTTGGTCTTTGTGGCGACTTCCCAGCCAGAGATCTTGTTGTCGCTATTGCGAAGCGGGTTAAGACAAACGGCGGCAGCGACACAGCGATCCTTTGGCGGCATATCGAAGCGCGTCCAGATCGGGTCGTAACCGTCTGCGCCGTCAAGACCTGCGTCACGACGAGAGACAAAGTCGTTGTAAATCTTCGATCCATCATCACGAGTTCCCGTGATGATAAACTGGTGCATCTTCACACGAGGAATCTCCTCAAGCGGCGTGATGAACTGGATGAACTTCTTTTCTTCCTGTCCCCATTGAATAAACTGCGGGCGGGAACTATCGAAGGTGGTTGTTGTTTCGAGGATGGCGGTACCACCCTTGCGGAAATTAGGCATTATCGTTCTCTTTCTGTAGATCTTCGTTTAGGTTGTTTTTCTCTTCGTCTGTCATCTCAGACACTGAAGACTTTGCCGTCTTCTCAAGATGACCACTGACTTTTTCTGTCACGTTTTCTATTTCTTCTGCTTTTTGATACTTTTTAAAACCCATTCTGTTTTCCTCTCATGAACCACGGCTTTGAGTCTTTGATAAGACTTTCGACCATCTCTGGCGGAACATCGTTCAAGTCTTGTTTCTCCGAACCAAAGGAATCTATAACGTGCACTGGAATCGTTTTATGCAAACGCTTGACAAGTGTATCACAGGCAGACCGCCCAGGATCGTCATTGTCGAAAGACAGTGTAACACCCCAGCGGAACGATTGCAACAACTTGATCTGGTCGTCTGTCACCTGCGCTCCGAAGGTTGCAACAGCGGGGTGGTTGCACTGATACAGGTATACGGCGGTGAGGGCGCTTTCAACGACAACCACCGACTCTCTTGACGACACGGCGCGGTCGTATCCGAAAAGCGTTTCAGCCTTTGGAAAGCCTTTCGTGTTCGTGTACTTTGGGATGCTCTTTGGGCGCTGGTCGTCCGTCCATCTTTCTTGATATCCAACAAGTTTCTCATCGAAGAAGTGCGGGATGATCGCCGCAGGACCAGAGTAGCCAGCGCGTTCGTGCTTGGGGTCAAAACCAAGCATGAAGTCTTTTTGTGTTTCTCGATTAATTCCGCGAGAAGAGAAATAGGACGTGTCGCTCTCCAACCAATCATCAAGCACCGACCGGCTATAGACTGGCAGCGGTTTTGATATGGACATTCCCATTTTTTCTCTAGCCATAATGCTTTCTATCTTACGGCCAAAAGCGAATGGATCGTCACGACCAAGCGTTTGATCATCATACGTCTTACAGAATCTGTAAGCGTCCTCGTAATCGACATCAAGAACTCTTGCGACCAGATCTATAACGCTTCCGCCGACCCCGCAGGCAAAACAGTTGTATAGCAGTTTCGCCCTATTAAGAGAAAAGCTGGGATTCGCGTCGACACCACTATGGGAGGGGAGAGGACACCGACAGATGTCTTCATCTCCCAACTTATTGATCACGTCTATTCCTAGAGCGTCCTCAAGAAGATCAACATCAATCGACCCCCTCAAAGAGTCTACTTTTTCCTTGATGCTCATACCGCTCCCGTCACACGGAAGTTTGAGTTCTGCGACAGTTCAACGATGAGTTCCCATTTTGCGGCACGATAAGACCTTGCCTCGATCACGCCAAGTTGTAGAACCCTGGACTTCCTCATATCTTCGGTCTGATGAAGACCAAGGATCACGTCAGCGGTCTGACCGATTGAATCAGATAGACCGATCTTCGATAGGTCGGCCATCTCTGCCAGATTTGCCGCCTCTCTGTTGAACTGCGCAGCTAAATAAATCGGGAAGTCAGAGCAGGCATCTTTTAGATCCTCATTGATGTACTCAATCTCTCGGAACCTTAGTTCTGCTTTAACCTTGACTATAGACTCAACAAACTTCAACTGATCGATGTAAACAATATCAGCACCGTGCTCTTTGGCTATCTGCTTCAAAGAGTGAACGCTTCTTTGTCCCCTTGGGGGTTTGATGATACTTACTTCAGAGTTTGTGTTTGCCTTGTCAAGACGGTCCATCATTTTGTCCATGTCCATCGGAATTAGTTCTTTGTTCTTAAAAGCGCTCCAAGAAATGCCAGACGCCATGCAAGCATACCTTTGAAACATTTCTGGAATGTCCATCTCAAGAGTAAAGAATACAGCCTTGGCTCCAGCTTTCTGTGCTTCCACCATGCTCTTCATCAGCATCCAAGACTTGTAACGTTTTGGACGACCAATAACGTAGACCAGTTCTCCCTTTTTTAAACCCTTAAGGACATCATCTACTTCACGGAACCCGTAGGTGACAGAGTCTGACTCTTCTGTTTCCCAATAATGCTCAAGAGCTGGTCTGTAGTCGGCGGAAGACATTTCTGTCTTTCGTTCTCTTATGCTTTCTCTGATCCGATAGAGTTCGTTACTGATATCGTCAATAACATCTTCCGGAGAGTCTTTATAGATCCTTCTGGCAATGCTCTCTATCGCAACTTCTGTTTCTGCCCGAGCGTACCTTTCTCGGAATTGGTCGATGAGCCACCCGACCTCCGAGGATGGTGGAAGGAAAGAAAGGTCAACAAAGCGAGACTCAAGGACTTCCTTCGATGCGGGATTTCCGTATTTCCGTATATGGGAGAATTGAAATTCAAGTATCGATCTTCCGGTTGCTTCTTCATCACTTAGATGGCTCGGGTTGAATCTCTGCTCGTAAAACTTTTGAGCGCTCTCAAAGACGGCAAGGTGATCAATTAGTTCGTTCTCCAGAGAGAGAACCTTGAGGGCCTGTTCCATTTTTCTCCGACTTGATCGCGTTGACAACAGCCTGAACGTTCTTGTGATGCTTATCGTTGAGCATCGTAGCAGGGTTCCCGTAGCGCCGCAAAGCGTCTTGCAAGGTCTTGTCAAGAGCCTGCATTTCCGGAGAAACCTTGAGTTCTGTTTCGTAGGGGATCACGACAAGCAGGTCGGGATCTGTGACTGGCAAATAGAACACATGAGTGAAGGAGAACAGATCAATAGCCATATAGGCGAACAGTTGTGCTGCCGTCATCTCTCTCATCAGAAGACCGGTCTTCTTTTCTTGATCACCGGCAGAACTCGCAAGGACTTCTGCGTGAAAGCCTGCATAACAAAGAGTGTCAAAAGTAGTTCCGCAAAGAATGTAGTTCTTTTCTTCAAGAACAAGTTTTCTAACTTCCTGTTCTCTCTTTGTTGCTATATGGAGGTTTGGAAGATATGTTGCTTCTATGCCGATTTGCATATCCATCTCCTCTCCAATCTTCTCTGCGTATTTGTCGCAAACGATAAACTTGTATTCTGGAAGAGCTCTTTTGACAGCGTTTGCCAATTTTGTCTTTCCAGCGCCTGGCACACCCATTAGTCCGATACGAGCGTTCATTCTTCAGAAACCTTCTTTGGAGACGAGAGCCTTAATTGGATCTTACCAAGCTTTGTGCTTTCTTGCAAGGTTGACAAGAGTTCTGGATGCTGCTCAATAAGATCTTGGGCTTTCTTCTCGTTTAGTTCGTAAACCGTTTTTGCTTCAACAATCCGATCAAACAGATCTGGAGCGTTTTCTCTTAGATAGTCGAAATCAAATTTTGTTCCAACAACAGCTGTAGTTCTGCTTATTTGATAACCGTCTTCTGTTACCCAGACAAACTTCATCTTCGCTGGGTCTTCTTCGATAACCGTCTGATTAAAGTCAAACTGTATGATCTTCCATTCGGGGTAGTTGTCCTGAATGTGAGACTCCGCCTCCCCGCGTGAGGCAAATTTTATACCGACCACTTGAGTCTCTAGTGTTCCCGACACACGAATGTGTTCATTCGCAAGTTCGAAAAATTGAGAACGAAGAGATTCTTTTTTCGTTTCGTACTCTTTAGTTTTTCTACCAACCTCCTCTAAACTTTTTGTTGTGATGTCTAAAAGTTTAGATATCTCTTGTGTACGATCCACATTTTGGACAGATTCCTTTGTCACTGTTTCGTTCCTTTCCCTCGCGCACGTCTTGTTCTTCACTCCACTCACAGAAATAATCATTATAAACTTTTTCTATGTGTGAACATTTATGTCTGTATCTAAATCCATTACATGTACATTTAGAATTATTCATCATCCAAGGATATATTGTAACATCATAAAATGTATCTTTATTTTTATTTGATTCTATAGATACACTCATACTTCTTTCAAAATCTGAAATCATATCTAAAAATTTAGAACATATTTCCATAAGA